GCCTAACCCTAACGAGTGGGAGTGTCCTGAGCCTATTGACTATTCTTCTCTTACTGATGGAATGTAATTCTACAGTTGGACGCGATGTAAACTTTCTATTGATTAGAAAAAATGGGAATCGAAATCGACAAGGATACCAAGCTGTCATTAGGGATAAAAGACCTTATCAGTTTAGGGGTAGTACTGTCGACTTTTATTGGGATGTACTTTACTCTGAAGAGTGAGATAGCCGAAGCGAAAGAGCTTCCCGTTCCGCAGGTGTCATCTGTAGAGCTTAAAATTCACGATGAACTTATTGATAGCGCTATTATGTCTACTAGTAAAGACGTAACCGTGCTTAAAGAAGATATCCAAGAAATAAAGCAGGTCCTGCAAAAGTTAGACGACCGTATCTATAAATTAAGTAACAAATAAAATGGCAAAGTCTGTTGTAAGCGTTAAGTCTGACTCTACTTGCACTAAACGCCCTGGTATACATTCTAAAAACGCTAGCCGCTTAAAGAAAAGTAAAGGGCGTAAAAAGCCCTATCGCGGTCAAGGCAAATGAGAGATATCAATAAGATTATTGTTCATTGCTCTGCAACGAAAGAAGGCCAAGAGTTTTTTGCTGACGATATCCGCCGATGGCATAAAGCCCGAGGCTTTTCTGATATAGGCTACCACTTTGTTATTAACCTAGACGGCGTAATTGAGTACGGCAGGGATTTAAAACTTACTGGAGCCCATTGTAAAGGCCATAACGAGGCCTCAATTGGTATTTGTTATATAGGAGGTCTTAATAAAGACGGCGAACCTATGGACACCAGGACCGATGAGCAGGTCGATTCTCTTACGATGCTTATATGCACTCTTAAGAGATTGCATTGCAATGCAGAGGTTCACTCTCACAATGATTTCTCTAGTAAAGCCTGCCCTTCGTTTGACGCAACACAAGAGTACCGATGGGCGTAGACAAAAAGAAAAAGTTCCGCGATACCAAGATGGCGGGGTGGCTTAAATCCAAAGCTCCCGATATCTTACGTGTTGTAGGCGATGTAGTCCCCGACGCGGGCGTTTTAGGTATCATAAGCCGACTTATAGACGACGACCCTAACCTAGCCCCCGCTGATAAAGAACAGGGCCACAATCACCTTAAAGAGCTTTATGCGTTAGAGGTGTCCGACAGGGATTCCGCGCGTAAGCGCGAGGTAGAGATTTCCAAGACTCGCAATTTTGACCTTATGTTCAACCTAACGGGTATGATTGGACTGGGTTCTTTTGCTTTTATTATATATGCTATTGTGTATTTAACCATTCCAGAACCCAATAAAGAGGTTTGGATTCACCTCATCGGAATTACTGAGGGTATCGTCTTGAGTATCTTTGGTTACTTCTTTGGAAGTGCCGTAAGGAAAAATAGAGATTGATTACCTTTGAAAGATAAACCCCACGATTATGCCTAAGATTAGCACATACGGAACTGTTACACCTAGCCCTTCCGATAGGATTGTTGTTAGCGACGCAAACGACTCCAACGCTACGAAGAATATTACAGTGGGTTCGCTTACCGCAACAGCTTCGCCTGCTAATTTTATTAATGCTTATAACGACGGTTCTACATCTACAACTATTACCCTTACAGGGGGCTCTACTTGGGATAACGTAACGGCTCCTCTTACACCAGAAACTGGAGATGGGTTAATTGTAGATTCTTCGGATAACTATAAAATTACTAATAACACTTCTGGAAGTCTCACCTGTAGTATACAGGGGACAGTTACAGTTACTGGCCCAACCAATGCTGAGTTAATGATAGCATTTAATGTTGGAGGAAGTACTGTTCTTAGCGCAGAGTCGGATATTACATTAAGTAACGCTTCACGTCCATCAGAAGCATCTATAATTTCCATTAAAAATATATCGGCTGGGGAGTCTGTCTATTTTCAGTTTAAAGGGACAGCACAAGACGATATAGTTATATCTCATCTGTCTTTGGTAGTTATATCTATCTAAACTATGCTTATCCGTAAAATTTCTATAGGCCCTGACTATAAGTCGGCTATGCACTATTTGCTAGGGCAGGAGGTTTTAGGGGGTAGCTATAAAATTCACCTCATAAAAAATGAGGTTAAATCAAATTCAATCCAAATATGGATAGAGCGCAACGATGAGGTAGTTCTGTGGAAACATTTCTCTCATTCTATGCCTGTGTCCGTAGAGTATAACATTAACTTTTAATGAGGTCACCAGACGCATTTATAGTTCAGCCACTTAACGATACCAGATACGATAACATAAGAGAGCTAGGCGATGTAGAGTTCATCGTAAACTCCTCTCAAGAAGACCATAGGTTTTCTAATCGTTACGCTATAGTAGAGGCTACCCCCATTTCTTATACAGGTCCTATTTCTAAAGGAGATACCCTACTTGTCCATCATAACGTATTTAAATACTATTACGATATGAAAGGCGTTCAGAAAAGTGGGCGTAGCTACTTTAAAGACCAGCTATTTTTTATCGAAGAAGACCAGTTTTTCTTGTACAAGAAAGACGACCAATGGAAAGCGCACGGTAAGTACTGTTTTGTAAAGCCAGTAGAAGAAAAAGCGTCGTGGATTAAAAAGTTCGTTAAAGAAGAGCCTCTCTTTGGGACTCTTCGCTATAGCAACGAGCAGCTAGAAAAATTAGGCGTTAAAGAAGGCGATGAGATTTCTTTTACCCCGCAAAGTGAATATGAGTTTACCGTCGACGGAGAAAAGCTTTATCGTATGTATACTGAGAACATAACGATGGTCTTATGAATATAAAAGAGCTTAAACTAGAGATTATAAAAGCAGGCCATAGGGCTGTAGAGCAGCTTATTAAAGTGGCTAAAGAGGATATTATAAAGCCTGATATCGAAGACGAGCTAGCAGCCGATAGGCTTAAGAACGCAGCGGCTACTAAAAAACTGGCTATATTCGATGCTCTTGAGATACTCAATAGAATCGAACAAGAGAAAGAAAATTTAGAAGCAGCTGAAAAACGCGGCGACTCATCTACCAATACCAAGCAAGGCTTTGCAGAACGACGGTCAAAATAATCTCCTTACCTACCTTACTGATATTGTCTCTCCTGCGGCTATGTCAGCAAAAAATAGGGGTAAGACCTGGGAATATGGCTACAATGAAAAGTATGATTTTGTCGTTATATCCAAAGATGGAACTGTAGGAGATATCGTAGATATCCAGGGACTTCGTATTGCGCTTCCAGCAAAAAATAAAGAGCCGATACAGCGGAGTAAGAATAAAAAAGAGCAGTATTGGCAGCCGCTTCAATACCCTAAAGAACTCTCTCGGATTAAGACCATCTTCCAGTGGAACGAAATGCCTACCGAGTTTAAAGACAAGTGGGTAGATTTTATAGAAGAGGAGTTTAACCGCAGAGAGAACGGCGTGTGGTTTATGAATAACGGTAAGCCTACGTATGTAACGGGGTCTCATTATAGCTACCTTCAGTGGACTAAAATTGACGTAGGTCTACCTGATTTTAGAGAAGCCAATCGCATATTCTATATTTTTTGGGAAGCGTGTAAGGCCGACGCCCGAAGTTTTGGTATGTGCTACCTAAAGATTCGTCGTTCAGGATTTTCTTTTATGGGCTCTTCGGAATGCGTTAATATCGGTACGTTAGCTAAAGACGCGCGTGTAGGTATCCTCTCTAAAACGGGTTCTGACGCTAAGAAGATGTTTACGGATAAGGTTGTTCCTATATCGGCGAACTATCCGTTTTTCTTTAAGCCTATCCAGGACGGTATGGACAAGCCAAAGACAGAGCTTGCCTACCGTATCCCCGCCTCTAAAATTACCAAGCGCAATATGTACTTGGATGAGGATAACGAGTTAGATGGTCTTGACACAACGATTGATTGGAAGAATACATCAGACAACAGCTATGACGGAGAAAAGCTTCTATTGCTGGTACACGATGAGAGCGGAAAATGGGAAAAGCCAGAAAATATCCTTAATAACTGGAGGGTAACGAAGACCTGCCTGCGACTAGGTAGCCGCATTATCGGTAAGTGTATGATGGGTTCTACTTCTAATGCGCTGAGTAAAGGAGGGGGTAACTATAAAACGCTATTCGCTCAATCTGACGTCAGTAACCGCAATGCCAACGGCCAAACTAAAAGCGGTATGTACAGTCTCTTTATTCCTATGGAATGGAATTTTGAGGGCTATATAGATATCTATGGGATGCCAATTTTTAAAACTCCTGCGATTGCATCTAAAGGCATTGACGGAAGTGTTATTAAAATTGGTGCTATTGACTATTGGGAGAATGAAGTGGCGTCATTAAAAAATGACCCTGACGCGCTTAACGAATTCTATCGCCAGTTCCCTAGGACGGAGTCACACGCTTTTAGAGATGAAAGCAAACAGTCGCTATTTAATCTTACCAAGATATACCAGCAGATAGACTATAACGATACGATGATTAAGGAGCATTACCTTACTCGTGGGTCGTTTCATTGGCTCAACGGAGAGAAAGATACCAAGGTCGTTTGGACTCCAGAGCGTAACGGTAGATTTGTGTTGGGATGGATACCCCCTGCTCATTTACAAAACAATGTCATTACGCGCAACGGGATGAAATTCCCTGGCAATGAACATATAGGGTCGTTTGGGTGTGACCCTTACGACATTTCGGGGGTAGTCGGTGGAAGAGGTTCTAATGGCTCTCTTCACGGGATGACTAAGTTTAATATGGATGACGCGCCGAGCAGTGAGTTTTTTCTAGAGTATGTAGCACGTCCTCAAACGGCGGAGATATTTTTCGAAGAGGTGCTAATGGCCTGTATTTTCTATGGTATGCCTATCCTAACAGAGAACAATAAACCAAGGCTTCTCTATCATTTTAAACATAGAGGCTATCGAAGGTTCTCTATGAACCGTCCTGACAAGAAGTTTAATAAACTCTCTAAAACAGAGAAAGAGCTTGGAGGTATACCCAACAGCTCGGAAGACGTTAAGCAATCTCACGCTTCTGCTATAGAATCATATATTGAGAAACATATCGGTATAGATTTAGAAGGAACCTATCGTTCGGCAGGGGATATCGGGATGATGCCGTTTACTCGAACGCTAGAAGACTGGGCTAAATTTGATATCAATAACAGGACAAAATTTGATGCTACTATTAGTTCGGGATTGGCAATTATGGCGAATCAAAAACACGTATATCAGCCCGAAGAAAAGCAATCGAAAATATCTGTTACCTTTGCTAGATACAACAACCGTGGAAACATCAGCGAACTAGTTAAATAATGAGAGATGTTCAAGTCAATATAGCATCTACCTCGTTCCCTACTCAATTTGTTTCTGACTCCGAAAAAGCAAGTAGTGAGTTTGGAATACAAGTAGGTCAAGCCATTCAGTATGAGTGGTTTAAAAGAGATGGTAACAGTTGTAGATTCTATAGCCAATGGCGAGAATTTAATCGATTACGCCTGTACTCTCGCGGGGAGCAATCGGTAGCGAAATACAAAAACGAACTGTCTGTAGATGGTGACCTTTCGTATCTCAATCTGGACTGGACACCCATTCCTATCATACCTAAGTTTGTTGATATTGTAGTGAACGGTATGTCCGACAGGTTGTTCGATGTAAAGGCATATGCTCAGGATGCTATGTCTTCTGCTAAACGCAGTAAATACCAGGATATGATAGAGGCCCAGATGGTCTCTAAAGACTTATTACTACAGGTTCAGCAGGACTTTGGCGTTGACCCCTTTACAGTAGCTCCTGACGATTTACCCAATAGCGACGAAGAGTTATCTCTTTATATGCAGCTTAACTATAAGCCTGCTATTGAAATTGCAGAGGAGACGGCGATTAACACGTTGTTGGACCAAAATCATTATAGCGAGACACGCCAACGGGTAGACTATGACCTAACTACTTTAGGGATTGGTATTGCAAAGCACGAGTTTTTAAAAGGAGACGGGGTACGGGTAGAGTATGTAGACCCTGCTAATGTGGTATACAGCTATACTGAAGACCCATACTTTAAAGATACTTTTTACTGGGGTGAGATTAAAACGGTAGCTATTACAGAGCTAATTAAAATCGACCCTACCCTTACCAGGGAAGACCTAGAGGAAATTTCTAAGTATTCTCAAAGTTGGTATGACTACTATAACGTAGCGGAGCTTTATCAAAACGATATGTTCTATCGTGATACCGCTACGCTGATGTATTTTAATTATAAGACGACTAAGAAGTTTGTCTATAAGAAGAAGATTAACGAAACGGGCGGAAGTAAGGTTATCGAGAAAGACGATACATTCAACCCGCCAGATGAGATGATGGAAGAAGGTCGTTTTGAGAAAATCGAAAAGACTATCGATGTATGGTATGAGGGTGTTATGGTTATGGGAACCAGTATCCTACTTAAGTGGGAGATGGCCGAGAATATGGTCCGACCTAAATCGGCATCTCAATATGCAGTTCCTAATTACGTAGCGTGTGCGCCTCGTATGTACAAAGGAAATATAGAGTCGTTAGTTCGTCGTATGATTCCTTTAGCTGACCAGATACAAATTACGCACCTTAAGCTACAGCAGGTGATGTCTCGTATTGTCCCTGACGGTGTCTTTATCGATGCCGATGGACTTAACGAAGTTGACCTGGGTACGGGTAACGCATATAACCCAGAGGATGCTTTGCGGTTATACTTCCAGACAGGTAGTGTCGTAGGTAGAAGCTACACCCAGGACGGTGAGTTTAATAACGCCCGCGTTCCTATCCAGCAGCTTACCAGTAACTCGGGACAGTCTAAGATTACAGCTCTTATCGGGAACTACAATCACTATCTGAGTATGATACGTGATATAACGGGTCTTAACGAAGCGCGTGATGGCTCTACACCAGACCCCTATGCTTTAGTTGGTGTACAGAAGTTGGCGGCTTTAAACTCTAATGTAGCTACACGGCATATCTTAGACGGAAGCCTTTATATCCTTAAATCTATGGCCGAAGCCCTTTCGTGCCGAGTAGCTGATATATTGGAGTACGCTGATTTTAAAGAGGAGTTTGCCAATCAAATCGGCAAGTACAATGTATCTATCCTTAGCGATATCAAAGATTTATATATCTATGATTTTGGGGTATTTATTGAAGTGGCTCCTGACGAAGAACAGAAGGCTATGCTGGAACAAAATATCCAGATGGCGCTTTCTAAAAATGACATCAACCTAGAGGATGCCATTGATATTCGGGAGATTAGAAATATTAAACTTGCCAACCAACTTCTTAAGTTGAAGCGCAAGAAAAAGCAGGAGCGCGAGGAGGCTATGCAATTGCAGCAGCAGCAAACACAGATGCAGCAGCAGTTCCAGTCTCAAAAAATTGCTGCCGATGCTGAGATGATGAAAATCCAGGCCGAAGGGCAACAAAAAGTTCAGGTAAAGCAGGCCGAAGTAGCGTTCGATATCGAGCGTATGCAGATGGAGGCTCAGCTGAAAAACCAACTTATGCAGCAGGAGTTTAACTTTAATATGCAGCTTAAGGGACTTGATGAAGAGCTAATTGCGGGAAGAGAGGATATGCGAGAGAATGCTAAAGGCAAGCGTATTAGCCAGCAAAATACAGAGCAGTCTAAACTAATCAATCAGCGTAAGAATAACTTACCTCCCATCAATTTTGAATCCAATGAGGACAGCCTAGATGGCTTCGACCTCGCTGAATTTGACCCACGATGAAGGGTTTTAAAATAGTTATCTTCGCACAAATTAAATCTAATGGAAATTAAAGTACGAGACCTAGGAGCTTCGGAAGAAAAATCTACTGCTGAAATAGAGCAAGAGCTTCTTGAAAAGCACGAAGCTCAATTTAGTGATGAGAATTCACCTGAAGTAGTAGAGGAAGTTGTGTCGGAACCGACACAAATCTCTTCTGATTTAGATGAAGAGCAAGTTCTTTCTTTCTTAAAAGACCGATACGGAAAAGAGGTCAATAACTTAGACGAGCTTTTGGAGCAGCGTAATAACGCTCCAGAACTTCCTGAAGATGTAGACGCTTATTTCCGTTTCAAAAAAGAAACTGGTCGCGGCCTTAAGGATTTTGTTGAACTCAACAAAGACTATGACGCTGTCGACACAGATACTCTCTTAGCGGAGTACTACCTAGCTACTGAAGAAGGCTTAGATGCTGACGATGTAAAGGGTATGGTAGAAGACTTAACTTATGATGAAGACCTCGATGAGGAGTCTTTTGTACGTAAGCAAAAAGTAGCTAAGAAAAAGGTGGTTAATAAGGCCAAGAAATATTTTTCTGACCTTCAAGAGCAATATAAGGTACCCCTTGAGTCAAGTGGTAGCCCGTTGTCTGGAGAAGAGAAGGAGAACTTTGAAGCCTATCAACAATACGTGAAAGAGTCTAGTAGTGTCCAACAAGAGAACACTCGTCGTAACGAGTGGTTTCGGAAGCAAACTGACGAAGTTTTTTCTGATAAATTCAAAGGTTTTGAATTTGCAGTCGGAGAAAAGGACGTCACTTTTAATCCAGGAAATGCTAGCGACTTAAAGTCGGCTCAGTTAGATATTATGAACTTCGTAAATAAGTTTATAGGGGATGACGGGTTGATTAAAGACGCTGCGGGATACCACAAGGCTTTAAGCGTGGCAATGAATCCTTCTAAATTTGCCGAGTTCTTTTATGAGCAGGGTAAGTCTGATGGCGTCGAAGATATAAGTCGTAAGTCCAAAAATATTAATATGGACTCGCGGCGAGTACCTGAGACAGCTAATAAGGATGGGGTGCAAATTCGGAGCGTAAGTTCCGATTCGGGACGCGGACTAAAAATTAGGAGCGCCCGTAAAGTGTAATATTTTAAAACAAAAAAAATGGCTGTACAAACAACCCCTGGGTTTGATTTAACCCCAGCTCCAAAACAACAAGCTTTGGAGACCAATTATATCACTGACTTTAATTTCTTAAACCAGTATCTCCCTGATACTTACGAGAAAGAATTCGAGCGTTACGGTAACCGTACTGTTTCTGGATTCTTGCGTATGGTAGGGGCGGAGATGCCTTCTAACTCTGACCTTATTAAGTGGGCTGAGCAAGGGCGTTTGCACACGAAGTATAACAATATCAATGCCGATACAGCACCTGCTGGAGCTGGAGAGCATACTTTTACCGTTACTCTTCCTGAAGGTGCTACGTCAAATGCTTTGCGAGCTGGTCAAACCGTTATGATTTCTGCTAACGCAGGAACCCTTTCTAACAAAGCAATTGTTACTACAGGTGCTTCTGCTGTAGACGCTAGCACCCCTTCTGCTCCTACTTTTACTTTTGGAGTAAAGTATTACGAGTCCGACCAAGCGTTCCCTGAAGACACTAACTGCAGCGTATTTGTTTACGGCTCTGAGTTTGCCAAAGGAACAGACACTATGGAAGGTTCTTTGGAAGCACAGGACAACTTCTTTGAGAATAAGCCTATTATCTTAAAGGACACTTATAGTGTTAATGGTTCTGATATGGCTCAAATCGGTTGGGTTGAAGTAACTACCGAGAACGGAGCTACTGGATACCTATGGTATTTGAAGTCTGAGCACGAGACACGTCTTCGTTTCGACGACTACTTGGAGACGGCTATGATTGAAGCTGTACCTGCTGCGCAAGGCTCAGGTGCTGACGCCTTGTTAGGCAATGGCGCTGCTAATGGTGCAACAGGCGCTGGTTCTGAAGGTGTATTCTATGTAGTTAATAACCGAGGTAATGTATTCCAAGGTATCCCAACTACATTGGCTGAGTTTGACAATGTTATCCAGCGATTGGACAAGCAGGGTTCTATCGAAGAGAATGTAATCTTCGTTAACCGTGACTTCTCGTTTGCTGTTGATGATATGTTGGCTGCTCAGAACTCTTACGGAGCTGGTGGTACTTCATATGGTCTCTTTGACAATGACGAAGAGATGGCGTTGAACCTTGGTTTCCGTGGTTTCCGTCGTGGTTATGACTTCTATAAGTCTGACTGGAAGTACTTGAACGACCCGACTATGCGTGGCGGTGTAATTGGCGGTAAAGTAGATGGTTTATTGGTGCCAGCTGGCTCAACAACTGTATACGACCAGATTATGGGTAAGAACGCTAAGCGACCTTTCCTTCACGTTCGGTACCGCGCTTCAGAAACTGAAGACCGTCGTTACAAGACTTGGATTACTGGTTCTGCTGGTGGAGCTCGCAATAGCTCTATCGATAAGATGCAAGTTAACTTCTTGTCTGAACGAGCTGTTTGCACTTTAGGTGCCAACAACTTCTTCTTGTTCCGTGACTAATCTCTGAAAGGGAGGGGGCAGTAAAACCCCCTCCCTTTTTCTTTTTAAACTTTAAATTCAATCGAATGAAAAATTCCAATCCTATTGTAGACAAGGTCTACAAGCTTAACCGCAATGTGGCACCGTTAAGTTTTATGTTGTCTTCTCGAAATACCGCTCGTAAGCCCCTTATGTATTTTGACGGACAAGTCAATCGCGCTTTACGGTATGCTCGCAATCAAAAAACGCCTTTCGAGGACGAGCAAGACGGAAACTTTATCTTAGAACCAATTATTTTTGAAGACGGGTTCCTTTCTGTACCAAAAGAAAACCAGGTGCTACAACATTTTTTGAGCCTTCATCCTGACTCAGGCTCAACTTTTTCCGAAGTCAACAAAGAGAAGGACGCTCAAGAAGAGCTCAACTATATGGTTATTGAGGCTGACGCTTTAGTTGCTGCACGGAAGATGGACCTTACAGAAATGGAAATGGTCGCTCGTGTACTACTAGAAATTGACCCTTCTAAACTTTCGTCTTCGGAGCTTAAGCGCGATATCTTAATTCTCGCTAAACGCTACCCGCAAGATTTCCTAGATGCTTTAGAAGACCCTTCGCTGGATATGTTTGGCAAGGTGGCTTTATTTCTAGAAAAGAATTTATTGGGACTTCGCAATAACGGACGCGATATCCATTTTAATTTGAAGACCAACAAGAAACGTATGATGTCTGTTCCGTTTGGTGAAGACCCTAAGTCAGCTATCGCAGCTTATTTACAGTCTGATGACGGAATTGAAATCTTAAAGATGCTTGAGAAGCAGCTAGAGTGATTTTTTAAAAGACCTATCTTTGGTTTTTATTCATCCATAAACATTTTTTCAAATGGAAAAGTATCTAAGTATCCCCGTAACAAGTGCGGGAAACCAACTTATTAGTTGTAATGGCGTTATTTCCGTTACTAGTTTAGCTACTGGAGACGTAACTCTTACGTACAAGTCAGGCACCGCTATTGTCTTAGCTACAACACAAGTGGCTTACTCTTTACGCAGTCAGATTCAAAATGAAATTTCGCTTGCTTTAGCAACGGGATGGACTAATGTATCTCGAGTCGTGTCCGTTGTTAATGCCGTTACGGGTGTCACTATTAGTTAATGGTTATGGAAAAATTTCTAATCCTTAACCTGCCAATTGATGTTGGCACTGCTACGGGGCCTGTGCCTTTAATACAAGGAGATGCCGATACTTCTGCTGCGGGTTTTTTAACTGACGCCCTAGCTGACTTTCCTACCGCTTTAGTAGCGGCAGGCGATTATGTTCTTAATATCACTACGGGTCAATCTACTACCGTTTCTGTAACGCCTGTAACTCCTGTTACTCAAGTTGCTATTACTAATGTAACTGATGGGTTTTTCAATCCTGGCGACCAGTATCGAATTATGACAGCGGGCGAAGAGATGCTCTTAGTTGATAGTACAGGAGCATTTAGTAGTTTAATAAGTGTTGGTGATATTGTTCAGAATGGAGCGGGTCAAGAGGCTGCGGTAGTTACCGTTGATTCTGATACTCAGCTTACATTAAGTGCAGCTATTATGAGTACATTACCAGGGAGCCCTGATGCTAAGACTTACTATATCTACCGAGACTCTAATAACGACGGAGATAGATTGTTTAACATCAGTGGTATCGCAACCGTAGCTCACACGGCTCCTACGTACTGCACCGTCAGCTATATAGACAGAAAGGGTAATGGTGATTTAAATGACCTTATTATTTATCATACTGCGGACAGCTCTAGCTTACAGTTTCACAACATTTTAAACAGTGCTATTGTAAACGCGTACGAGCGTCAATGGAAAGACGTATCTATTCCGTTGGTTTTACCTCAAGGTATGCGTATTGTAGGGATTGTATAATCTAAGAAATAGATTATTTCTTTATAAAAGGGGTCACAAATTGTGGCCCCTTTTTTTGATTTATCTTTGTCAAAAGCGTACCTATGATAGAATCGGTCAGAAGCACGGTATTATCTATTCTCAATAAGAACAATTTCGGCTATATATCTCCCGCAGATTTTAATCTGTACGCTAAACAAGCGCAGTTGGAGATATTCGATGAGTACTTTAACGATTATAATTACCAAATTAATAAAGAGAATGTTCGCCAGTCAGGAACGGGCTACGCTGATGTGTTGCGCTCTTTAGAGGAGGTTATCGATGGGTTCTCTACGATTGTGAATTTTACCACAAACTCATTTGCCCTTCCCTCTGATTATTATTTAATCAATAAGATACTTCCTACGGGTAGCAACTATGAATTAGAGCAGGTATCTAACTCTAAGATTAACTTGCTGTTGGCGTCATCTCTTACGGCTCCTACGACTGGCTTCCCCGCTTTTGTTCAAAACGGAAATACAGCTACAGCGTATCCCTCGACTATCACGTCAGGTACGATTCAGTATATCCGCTATCCTTACGACCCTAAATGGACGTGGATTGATTTAGATTTTGGAGAGCCTGTATTTGACCAAACTCAAGCCGACTACCAAGATTTTGAACTGCCTATTGATGACGAGCCTCGCTTAGTAAATAAAATTTTGCAGTACGCAGGGGTTTCTATCCGTGAGATTGATGTGGTAAATTACGCGGTAAGTCAAGAACAAATCGCCGACCAGCAAAGCAAGTAATATGGCATACCTTACTCAGTATCAATACTACGAAAACGCAGGGGCTTCTCCAGAGGATGCCAATTGGGGGTCGTATCAATATGTCAGCTTACGAGATATCGTGACCAACTACCAGCTTATGTATAGCGGTAATAACGAGTTGGTAAACGAGAAGTCTCGCTATAAGATTCTATTTCACGCTAAGAGGGCCATACAGGAGCTTAACTACGATGCGTTCAAAGAGATTAAGGTATTGCAGCTTAATGTCTCTGAGGACCTCCGCTTTGTCCTTCCTAGCGATTATGTAAACTGGGTTAGGGTGTCTTTGTTTAGAGATGGAACGGTATTCCCTTTGACGGAGAATATCCAAATTACTAGCGCACAGGCGTACCTGCAAGACTCAAGTAATAGGATTCTTTTTGACGAGACAGGAGCCGCTTTAAAGCCAGAGTTCTCACCTATTGATACCGATAGGCTTAACAGCACTTTAAGGTCTATGTACATCAATGAGAACAGCCCTTACGACGGGAACGAAGGCTGGTGTATCGATGGCTTGTGGTATTTTGATTTTCCAATTGGAGGCGCTGCGTTTGGTCTAAACACTGAAACCGCTAATGCCAATCCTACATTCCGTATCGACCCCAAGGCGGGCGTTATAAACTTTAGCTCGGCTATGTCTGGTCAGAGCTGTATACTAGAATACGTTAGCGATGGTATGGAGGGGGGCGATGACTCGTTGATTACGGTCAATAAGTTGTTTGAGGACTTTATTTACTCGTATATCTCCTATGCTATTCTTAACTCTAAGATGGGAACCCAAGAGTATGTAGTTAATCGATATCGAAAATCTAAGACCGCTCTTTTACGAAATGCAAAAATCCGCATTAGTAATATCCATCCTGGCCGACTATTGATGAACTTGCGCGGTCAGAATAAGTGGATTAAATAATGGGAAACGTCAGAAGGAACTTTATCAAGGGGCGTATGAACAAGAGCGTCGATGAACGCCTTGTACCCAATGGAGAATATATCGATGCCTTAAACGTCAGACTAGGCTCTACGGAAGGCTCGGAGATAGGTTCTGTAGAAAACTCTAAAGGAAATACCCGCTTGACCACCCTACAATATCAAGGGGTAGATTTAAGTGATTCAGCTCGATGTCTTGGAGCGTTCGAAGATGGCGTTAACGAAACTGTATACTGGTTTATTCACGACTCTGCTAATACAGAATCAGCAACTGGAATTGTTGATATAATAGCGTCGTTTAGAACGACAGACGAGGTATTGACCTATCACGTTATCAGCACATCTGTACTCAATTTCAACCCTACGTTTTTAATAACGGGTGTCAATAAGGTAGAGGACCTGCTGTTTTTTACGGACGACTACAATCCGCCTCGTAAAATTAACGTAGTTGAAAACTACCCTCAGCCTATATCTGCAACTGACGTTGACCAAATTACCAATGACGATATCAACGTCATTAAAAGGCCACCAAACGCAGCGCCTACGCTGACGCTTATCGATATACCTGGGGAGGAGGATTATTTAGAATCTCATTTCGTGTCGTTTTCATACCGATATAAGTATGTCAATAACGACTATAGCGCGTTATCTCAGTTTACTGACGTGGCTTTTGAGAGTAGCCCTTTTAGTTTAGACCCAGCTACCAACTTTAATGATGGTATGCTTAACCGCTATAACACGGCTGTTGTGGGTATTAATACAGGAGGTAAAGATGTAGTGGGTATTGACCTTTGTTTTAAGCTTGGTACAGACTCTACAGTTCGGGTCATACAGAAGTATATAAAAAGCGAAGAAGGCTGGCCTAATAACGTCGTTCAGACGGTCAACTTTACGAATCAGAAAATCTACACCTTACTGCCTCAATCAGAGATAGCAAGGCTTTACGATAACGTGCCGCTTAAGGCGCAGGCTCAAACTATTATGGGCAACCGCCTGATGTACGGGAACTACGTCGATGGGTATGATTTGACAATTGCATCGGGTGCTCGTATAGATACCAACTACAGCGCTGAGGTGGTATCAGAGAACCTATCGGTATTTCAAGCGGCTGGAGACGTATTCGATGGGGACGACTACACAATTGACCCAGAAAATACCGTAAGTTCTATTAATACGGCTTCTATCATTTTTGATTCTCCTCCTGTATTAGCTCAGGGAGGTGTCTTTGGTTTTTCTTTTACCGTTACTCACGCTTCTTTTTCTGGAGACGGGCAAGACGAAGAAGCAATAACAGTTAACCACCCTACGTTTACCATATCTTTTGTCTTTAACCTTCCTCAAGGATACGGAAATGTTTATGAGATGGTTACCAGTCCTGAGTTCCAATCTCAACTGGGAGCCAACGGGTCAGGTACGTACCAATCTTTAGCGAACTGCGCTGACGGAAGTACGTTTACCGATGTGTTCAATTGTTCTCTTACTGCACCGTCGGGATATACACTTGTAAACTCAGGGATAACTGCGCTTTCTCAGGGCGTCTTTATAGATGTTAACCCAAGTAATCTTGATGAGTTTGGGGTGACAGTACTAGGTGTTCAGTACAACAACACTTTAGAGGGGGACAATCAATACTTTGAGTATTTCAATGTCAGTAATGTTTCGTATTCTTTACAGCTACAGTCTTCTAATAAAAGCCTTCATAGTAACCGAGACTACGAGGTGGGCGTTGTCTATATGGATGAATACAAAAGGTCTACTACTGCTTTAACGAGCAATGAAAACGCTGTTTTTGTTCCGCCTGCTAATAGCGGTGATATCAATAAAATACAGGTTACTATACCTACTAATATGACTGCGCCTAGCTGGGCCAAGACATATAAGTTTGTTCTTAAGCAATCTAAGGGCGCTTACGAGACTATATACTCTACGTTATATTATTACGACACTCAAACACAGTCTTACTGGATTAGACTTGTCGGTCAGGACCAAGCTCTTGTAGAAGCTGGTACAGAGCTTATTGTTAAGCGCGATTCGAACGGCACTTTAAACCAGAGTGTAAAAGCTGTAGTACTGGATAAAGTTTCTCAACCGACTAACTTTCTTCAGATACTTCAGGATTTAGATATTGTAACTCAGGTTCCTGGTCTTTATATTCGGGTAAAAGCGTTGGGGTTTAGCATTGATACCACGGTTTCTAGCTTTTCGCCTGCTGTTGACTGGCCAGGCGGAGAGGTTGTTTCTGATGTTGTAAATGGTAGCGGACTGCCTAACTCTACTCAGCAGGCCACTACTTACAATAATTTCGCAACAGTTAATTACCCTTGTTATACTGGAAATGCTACCGATGGATACTCTAGGGTGCCAATTTTATCAGGCTCTATTGTAACTATTAAAATTAAATTTAACAGAAGTGATGCTGGCGGTTTAAGTTGCGGCAACGAGAATGGCGCTTCTTTATGTCGAGTAGAAAAAAGCATTACGGCTAGTCAGGACTACGTTGACATTAAAGCGTTTTGGGACGGAGAAGGCTTAGGTTCTGTTTTAATTAACGCAATGAACTGTGAAGTTGATTGTCAATATGGCGGAGGTCCTAATACAAATACGTACTACCCAGGGGTTTACTCTGTAAATTCTAATACTGCAAGTACTATAGTTAGCTTCACCCCGCTAAACAATCAAATTTTCTTTTATAGCATCGCTAACGACTCAGGACCAGAGTCAAGCAAAAGACTGTATTTAAGGTGTCAGAACGGAAGTGCTGGAAATGCCCAACAATATCCCCTTAACGACCACCCTTCTATTACTAAGGTAAGAATACAGATACAAGAACCTGGTAGCCTTATTGTTTTTGAGACTGAGCCCAACGAAGTAGCTGACGATATCTTCTATGAAGGAAGCGAAAACTATGCTATTACGGGTGGGTACCACCAAGGTAACGTCACCAACCAAGACGCTACGACAGAGGGTGTAGTGGACCTGAACTTCTTTAACTGTTATGCTTTTGGTAACGGTGTAGAGAGTTATAAAATTGAGGACTCAGCTGTAGGCGAGTCGTTTCAGTTAGGAGACCGCGCTGTGCTGGTTTCTGCTCAGGACTTTAAAGAGGCCGACCGTTTTGCTGACATCACGTACAGTGGTATATACAACGACGAGAGCAACGTAAATAAACTCAATGAGTTCAACCTAGGGCTTCTTAATTTCAAGCCTTTAGAGGACGTGTATGGCCCTATCCAAAAGATGGTGGCTAGGGAGACGGACATCTTGGTATTGCAAGAGGACCGTATCTCTTATGTCGTTGTCAATAAAAACGTCTTGACCGACGCTCAAGGCGGTAGCGTTTTGACCGCTGCACCTGTTATTCTAGGCCAGCAAGTTGCCAGAGTCGAAGAGTACGGTGTGTCGGCTAACCCAGAGAGCTACGCTGAGTTTGGTTTCGATAAATACTTTACCGATGCTAAGCGCGGTGCTGTAATACAACTGCGAGGAACGTCAGCTAGTAATGAAACGCTAACGGTAATTTCCAAGGCAGGTATGCGCTCGTGGTTTAGAGACCTCTTCAACGAGAGCTTTACCACTCAAAAGCTGGGAGGATTTGACCCGTATATGGATGAGTATGTGTTGGCCTCTAACGACATATTACTGCCCGTAGAAGCCAAGTGTATTAACTGCGGTATACCTCAAACTATTTCGCTTCCACAAGATGGGTCGACAAACTCTTTCTGCGTCAACGTAGGAAGTACGGTAGGCGACATAGAGATTACCTGGGGCTCTCCTTTTTTAATCGCTGGAGTAACTTTTGACGTTGTCGCTACTTTTGGCACTACTTATTTAGCTTTAAACCAAGCAGGAGCGGGCTCTTTAACTATCCCTAAAACGGGTCTTCTTCCCAATACAGTCTCCGTTGTGATAACATCGAATGGAGGAGCGGTAAACAACTTGCCTATTACGGTAGAGTGTCCTGATGCTAATGAGATTAATGTGATAATGGTATCGCTTAATCGAGATTGGCAGAACACTGAAACGATACACAGCGAATTTAGATTTGTAGATGGCACTACGCTAAGTCCGACTTATTCTGAGTTTGTTGAGTTTGACGCGGGAACAAATCCTGTCGTGTCTCAGTATCAACTTCTTACAGGAGCCCAAGGCAGTAGTGTTTTTCCTCCTCAAGGAGCTACGGTATATGTTCAAAGTAGAAAGCTAGCAGGCGATGTGTTTAATTTCTTACCTGCCGAAAACAGTTTAAAGCACTGGAGAACCACTCAGTTGTATCCTAATACACCTGCCAACATACAGACGATACTTTCTAATTCAACTGACTTAACGGTAACTCCTAACACTGATGGCGCTAGCCTTTACTCTGGCAATTTTACTTTTAATGGCTCGGGTGATTACCTCTACCTTGTGTATGATTACCGTGAGGCAAACCCTTCACAGCTTTGCTATGGAGTTAAATCGTCGGAGGCTTGTTGTTGCGATACCCCTTCTACATTTTATTTAGACGCAGGCAGCTTATCGACTTCGACAACAGTTTATTCTGACGCGGCTCTTACGGTTCCAGCGGCGGATGGGTGGTATCAAGCTATTGTATTTGGAAACTCTATAGTTAGAAACCAATTGTCAGGCGTATTAGGTTCTGTTCAGTCTTGCGCTTCTTGTGTTGAAGACTGTAGGGACGTTTCTTTACCTCCAGTATCTGTAACTCTAACGGAAAATTCATTTTATGACATCACTTATGATTTGGGCAATAGCGTTGGTGTGTCTGCTATTAAGTTTTCTCCTGATATCGCTGGAGGAATATTTGTAACGTATGACGGAGTAACAAAAAGCGACTCGTCTAGTGTGTCCCTAACAAACTCTACTTTAAATCCAGCTACAAGCTGGTTCCCAGGTCCTTACTATGGGGATACTAGTACCGCTGGAATTCCTGCTGAAGGAATAGCACAAAAATCAAAGTACAATTGGAACTATGTAGACCAAGATTTTGATGCTGACGGAGTTGAACCTATTACAATTGCAGCTGGAGATTTAACCAGCTTAACAAATGGTAACGCGGGGGATTATATTTTATATGTCTCAAAACCAACTACTACACTAACAACTTTAACGGTTCGAATTATCAGCCCTTTAGCTACGGCTCCTGACTGGGCAATTACAGTAGAATGTCCTGTTCGATTGTCTGCTTTCTCTTCAAGTGTAGTCCAAGCTACGGGTACAGATATATGTATTCAACCATTTACCGTTAACCTTTTTAACTTACCCGTTAACCCCACCTCCTCACCTGGAGTTCCTACGAGAGGTGATTGGGTCTTTGCGGATGTATTGGGAGAAACTTTAGCTTCAGAAGGTTACTACAGGGTATCTGGAAATTATATTCGGGTAGACTCTAATGGAGTTATAGTAGAAAAAACAATCTGTATCTAATGGCGAACTATACTCTCACATACTCTCCTGACGTACAGGGCTGGCCTTCCTTTTACTCCTATGCTCCTGACTGGATGATTGGTATGAATAACTATTTCTATTCGTTTAACGGAGGGGATTTATATCGCCACAATACCAATGAACTTCGCAATCAGTTTTACGGAGTAGCGTATTCAACTCAAATTACCAGCGTATTTAATGACTTCCCTACGGAAAACACCCTTTGGAAAACCATAGAGCTGGAGTCGGACCTCAGCTGGGAGATTACTTTAGAGACCGATATCCAAAATGGATATATCGATGAGGCTTGGTTTGAAAAGAAAGAGGCTGTGTGGTTTGCGTTCGTTCGCAACCCTGACGGGGACACGGAGCCTGCACTTACTATTAGCCCTTCGCAGTATGTCCTTCGCTCTGTCAATGGCATTGGCTCTAATACCACTGTAGCAGCTGGGGTTATTACATTTGGCTTTGCTGTTAGTACCATCCTTTCTATAGGCGATAACCTATATACAATCGACCCTGCTACTCCAGGTGTCCCTGCGCTAGTAGGCCCTGTAACGGCTATCTCAGCTGACAGGACACAGCTTACCTTTACGTTGGCCACTGGTGGTGTTACCCCACAGAATACGTGGTATATGATGTCTGTAAAGAACGTACAGGCTGAATCGCACGGCGTACTGGGACACTATTGTCAGTTCACCGCTACTAACTCTTCTACTTCGGCTACTGAGCTGTTTATAGTAGAGGCTCAGGCAATGAAATCGTATCCTTGAATCTCGTTATCTTTGACTAAACAATAATCATATGGCATTTGTAACCGCAGCAATAGGGCTGGCTCAGGCTGGCGTAAGCGTCTATCAAGCTCTAGAGGCTAAATCACGTATGGAAGACGCCGAGACAGCTGCTAAAAAAGCTGCGGCTAACGCCCTTCGCCAGACGGAGATAAACCCTTATGAGAAGCTCTCTGTTCCTACGGCTGAGTTTATGCAGCAGCGAGAGGCTGTGCAGCGTATGGTTTCTGCTGGTGTTCAGGCAGGAGTGGAGGGCGACCAAAGGGGAGCTGCCGCTACAGCTGGATTGGGTCTTGCTGCGGGTCTTCAGTCAGAACAAGATATCCTCGCTTCTCAAGAGAAGTCGCTTTACACTAGAGACGCCGCTGTGGCAGGGCAAGACGCGGTGAATCAAATCCGTCGAGAAGATATATACACCGATATGGCTACTGGAGCTCAGCAAGCAGCCGCTGACCAAGCCGCTGCACGAGCCTCTGCTATTACGGGGGCCGCTACTGGACTTAGCGCTGTAGGTGCTGAGATTGATGCGGGAAGGGCTCTTTATAAGCAGAGCAGGGGAACTAAGATGATTGGAAAACAACTTCAGGGTGACGGTCGAGAGCAGTTCCTAGGACAAGCCACTCCTATTTTAGAAGACCAGATGAGAAGTATGGCGGCTCCTCAACGTGCTCAGTTTGCTAATAAATACGGACTTGATGTAGCTACTATGGAGGCTGCCCTTGGTCAAGACGGAGACTTTGGTGGTTTCTTTGGTGGTCTAGGAAATCTCACTCAGCAAGAGCTTCTTACTCAAGGGCTAACCATTGACCAGCTTAAAGCTTTTAATCAAGGAAATTCTCAGATTGGAAAAACTAGAAGCTTTAGATAATGAGCTATTATAAGTACGCAAAGAGGGGTGCCGATACCCGAGTAGACTGGAGTGCTATTAGCACCAACCTCGTCAAAACTCTTAAAGACCAAGAGGCAGATAGGGAGAAGCAGCGTCAGGAGATTGACAAGGAGTCGGTTGCCGTAGGTAAGAGGCTCGCGGATGCACCACAAGGGGCTAATAAAGCTGCAAGTACTTGGATTTTAAACGCTTCAGCTGATGCCGCTCAGTTGATGATGACTCAAAACCGACTGCTTAAGTCTGGTATTGTAGACCCTCGCGACTTTACAATCAACAGGCAGAACGTAGACAATAGTTTTGCAGCTTTAAAAACTATAGCTGATACCGCCAATAAGGAGAGCGAGCTTACTATGAAGCGCATTAACGCTGGTGAGGGTCAGCCTAAATCTATGCAATTCGAAGGTGTAGCCGCTCAAAGAGTTAATGATTTCCAAGACTTCTCTAAAACTCGTGTATTCTGGAATCCAGATGATGGAGTTGCTAGTATCGGAATCTTAAGAAAAGGAACTTTAAGCGATAATGCCGCCGACTTCTCTACTATAGAAGGGGCTGTCAATCAGATGCAAGCTCGGTATGACAAGATTGAGTACGCTCCTACGCTACAGAAGTGGGCCGATAGTTTAGGAGAGAAAATCCAAGTGGTAAACAAAAATGGTGTGCTAACCGTATCGGATGCTGCGGGAAGAGACCTAGCCGAAGACGACCCTGTACGTTTAGAAGTTATGAAGTCTTTAGACGATACGCTATCTTCTCTTATGGTCAATGACATTCATACGTTAAGTATGGCTGAGGATTTAGGCCTAGTCACAGCTGACGACTATGACCTAGGTTCTAAAGATACAAGTTGGGAAACAGGATTAAACGAGACAGAAACAACTCTGTTATCGGAGTTAGAAGGAATAGAGTCTTTAGACACTACGCAACAAGCTGAGCTTGATAAGCTTATTTCAAAACGAGATAAGCCCTCCCGTAAGGTGGGTGTAACCACTCAGAATGACGGCATTTTATTTCCTAAGTCCAACGACGCTTTAAATGAAGCTGTAAGGGAAAAGCTACGGACCGATGCGCTGGCTATGGTAGGGTACAAGGAAACGGCTAGACCAATATTTGCTCCAAAATCCCCGACATCTGCGTCTATTGGTGCGGGAGAAACAGCACAAGAACGGCTTGGATATGTAGAAGAGATAAATACAATATTAACTGACAAGGATTCAATCTCTAAGGAAGCTTTAAATCGTCGTATCAGGACCACAAACGAAGAGAGAAGGGCGAATAACTTGAGTCCAATTTCAGAAGGCAACATTACGGATGATGGCCTGTCTATTACGTATGAGGATGGAACTACAGAGAAAATTAATCTATCGGGTAATATCCAAAAAGATATCGTAGCAGCGTATGATTTACTCACTCCTAAACGTAAAGGTGAAGCTCGCCCTAGTGAAAGAGAGCTAGAGAAATACATTCGAGACGAGGGTCTCAGTATAGGTTATGCTACTGATGATTCGGGCAATATAATTAAAAGAGCGGCCCCTCTTAAGTCTTCTATAGGGACGCGAGATATCTCTATGCCTTTTAAGGACGTTTTAATAACAGGTACTGACACTCAAGGAAAAGCTGTTACGTCTACATATTCTCAATTCCTAGAAGAGGAGCTTGGCGAGAGTCTATACAAAGGTGCTAATATTCGGCCTGCAGATAGCGAAGAGCAAGTGCAAAGAGAGTTCAACAGACTTATCAATCAATCAGGCTTTATGCCCACTGAATTAAAAAATATATTAAATCAGGCGGATAAGCCTTATAAGGTAGACGTTAGCGGAAACACTATGACTATTACTATTGGAGATACAGTAGAGGTTATAAAGGACGTTTACAATGACTCAGCTACAGGAGGAGTCGCGGGTGTAGCCGAAACGATTAGAGGTGTAGTGGAGAAAGAGGTTAATAGAATTAACAGGTCTGATGTTTCAACAGTAGGAGGCGCTATTGATTACGGGAGCAAATAATTAATTAAAGTATGGACGAACAGGTAATTGATGATTTGTATGCTCGCGCTCAGTCGAAAGGATATAAAAAAGAACGTTTAGATTTTATTCAATTGATTCAATCCGATGAGGATGTCTTCAATGATATGTATCAATACGTTCAGTCCAAAGGCTATAAAAAGGACTCTGAAAATTTCTCCTTTCTTATAGGAAAAACAGAAGCTCCTGCTGTAAAAAAAAAAGAAGAGACCGTTACGGATTTCGTATCGGAGCCTGGTTCTTTGGTCTCACCAGAGCCTGAAGTTCCTGTTGCAGAGACTGTCGTCGAGGAGGAGGTTGTACAGCCTGTAGTTGCTGATGCCACTCGGGTAGAGGAGCCTGTGCTTCCTACCGAACAGATAGAGCAGCCTGATTTAGAAGACTTCGTTGTTTATGAAGACCCAGGAGCTGAGATTGTCACAGAAGCCGAAGGCGAGAAGAACACGTGGGTAGAAGACTTTGCGGGTAAGAACTTCGTCACTGATTTCTTTGGAGATATATACAGAGCTGGTGCCGCAGGTCAGGCGCAGGGCGGTTCTGTCGATGAGTCACTGGAGCTTATGACCAAGGGTAAGGACGTTACCGATGAAGACATCCAGGATTTCATAGCGGCTCAAGAGCGTATGGTGAGCCAAGGGGAGTCCGATGAGATGAAGGAGTTCAATAAGATATACGAAGCGAACGGAAACGGTTGGTTGGGGTTTCTTAAGGGGACAGCTAATAACCCCACCATCCTTCCTCAATTGTTTGTGTCATCTGTGTCTGCTATGTTCACTCCAGCAACGATAGCTGCGGGCGCTGCGGGTGCTGGCGCAGGGGCGGCAATAGGAGCTACAGGATTCTCGGCAGGACCACTCGGAGTGTTCACTACACTTGGAGGAACTTTGGCTGGAGCTATGGGGGCTATGGGTACAACTCTAGAGACGGGTCTTGCCTTCAGCGAGTTCCTTCAAGAGCAGCTTGAGAAGAAAGGTCTTGAGATGACCACCGAAGGTATTCGAAAGGTATTGGAAGACCCCGAGGCAATAAAGTCTATGAGGTACCGAGCGGCAGGGCGTGGTATCACCATTGGTGCGTTTAATGCCGTTACAGCAGGTGTAGGTAGTCAGGTCGTTAAGTCGGTAGCTAAAGCCACTGGCCGTAAGGCTGTGGCGGGATTGGCGGGCGCAGGCGTCGAAGTAGTATCCGAGTCTACAGGTGAGGTTGCTGGTCGGTTGGTCGCTGGTCAAGAGATGGATGTAGCCGAGATTGGGTTCGAGGGATTTGCGGGCGGTGTGCCTCAAGTAGTTGGTCTAGGACGTGGTCTTTACAAATCACCCACCTATAAGATAAATAATGAGACCGTCTCAGGTCCTGTGGTGGCTGACTTCATTAAGAACGCTCCTGTCAAAGACTTGGTAGGTGCTACGCTAGAGATAAAGAACGACCCAGTCCTAAAGGACATCGCTGTTGAGCGTAGGGAAAACGCTCGAATGGATGCTATCATCAAGGCTGAGCTAGCCAAGGCTGGTATCACTGATGAAGGAGCGGTTACCGCCCTAACTAAGCTAGAGAAAGAGCGTAGAGGTCTTGAAGGCAACGGCACTAGAGCTGCCCAGCAGAGATTAGCTGAAGTTAACAAAGAGATTGACGGACTTATGGACGGGGCTAAGATTGCCTACACCGAAACCGTAGATGCCAGTGGCGACAAGGTGACCACTGAGGTCATAGTCACCAAGGAATACGCACGAGAAGAACTAATTAAAGACGGTATTGAATCTCCTACAGAGCAGCAGGTAGAAGCCAAGCAGGCGGAGCTGTTTGAAGATGCTATGGAGGCCGTACAAAAACCACAAGAAGATGCCATTCAAGAGCAAGGCCCAGAGAGCGTGGATGCACCAGAATCTACCAGAGATAGCGAAGCGGTGGGAGAAGGAGTCCCCGACATCGGAGAACCTACCACAGAGGTTGAAGCCCAAGACGACGTTACGGATGAAGCTCCAGCAACGACGGCGGAAGTCGCGGTAGAGGAATCAAATGCTTTTAAATCTTCCACAGGAGATTCTGATATTGATGGGCGAATTACTCGTACTGTTATGATGTCTCCTGATGAGTATTTAAAACAATCGTGGGAGGCTACGGATGGAAAATTGGGGGGAACGTATGAAAGTTGGTTAGCTTCTAATAAAGGCACAAAAGAAACCATAGAATCTTATGCTAAAGCCATCAGAAAGGGGGATAAATTTCCTCTTCCGTACATAGATAAAGCTAGAGGGTCTCAAGATGGTCGTAATAGAGCACTAGCAGCTAAGGAAGCGGGATTAGAAGAAATACCTGTTGGAATTATAGAAGGGTTAACTGTCGCAGAAGAAATAAAAGAATTAAAAAACGATTTAAAAACAACAACTTCTAAGGCGGGAGTGTTGAGAATTAAAAGGAAAATTAAATCCTTAGAAACCCCTGCTAAGAAAGTAGCCACTAAGAAAACTGTGTCGGAGCCGACACAAGAGGTTGCCGATGAGGATGTCGAGTTATACGACGCAGAGGTAGTAGAGCAGCCTAATTTAGAAGACATAAAAGAAGAGAGAAGGGCTCTTCTTTTAGGAAATATAACCGCAAAAAAAGAGTTCAACGCCAATCAGCGCAAGCTAAAGAAAGAGGTTAAGGACGCTGAGACAGAACAGGATAGGTTTATTGCGGAGCAAAGGCTAAAGAACCTTAGAAAAAAAGAGTCTAATCGAAAAAAAGAATCCAAGAAATCCGAAAACGATATATACGCACGGATGGGTGCGATGGAAGAGGCTATATCGCAGGAAGAGCAGGTGGATATCGACGAGTTCTTCAGCGATAAAAAGATAGAAGGCGTAGATAAGATAGGTGACAACTTAGTGGTCAACCGCAAGCAACTCAGCGAAGACAAAGCGGAGATGGCTCAGGACGAGAGAAAGATAAGGCGCATCAAACAGATAGCTAAGAAGGCGGCTGTATCGTTGAAGAAGCAGTTCCCTGACGTAAAAATTGTACTTCACGAAACAGAAGGGCAGTACAAACGCTTTGCTGGTAAGCGAGCTAGAGGTACGTACTTAGGTAACGACAAAACGATTCATATCAACCTAAGTATAGCTGACCTAGAGACTATGGGTCACGAAGTGTTTCACGCTATACTATTGGAGACGGTAAAGAATGACCCCAACGCGGTGATTGTTTCCCGTAAAATGTTGGACTCGATAAAAAAGGTGGTTGACCCTAACAGCAAGTTAGCCGAAAGGATTGACAAGTTTGTTGCTAAATATGCTGACGCCCCTATCGTGCAGGATGAGGAGTATCTGGCTGAGCTAATGGGAATTCTGTCTGCTGAGTATACAACTTTGGATAAGCCAGCTCAGAACGCTATTAAAGAGTTCTTACGTAAGCTAGCTAAGCTAATTGGTATCGACAAGAAGTTCGGCTTGGATGAGTATTTCGGTCCTG